AAAAGCCAATGTTCCAATGTAGATGATGATGATAAGAGCCTATAAGCGATCAAACCCATAGGCTCGGGCTTATGGGGTACAATTAATTTAATCCTGCCATAAGCTCTGAAAGTCGAACAGCACGTTGGCCCACCTGGCGTGCCCATTTACTATTCAACATTTCAGCAGCGGCTTCCATATAATTTCTATTTTCTAATGCTTTGATCATTTTCCTAAATGTTAACAGACCATTGACACCTAAATTATATGCCATATCCAGCAAAACCTCCTGCCTAACAGGATCGGCATTATTATACCAATGAAACTTTTCCAAAGAATCTTCTTTCTTGTCAATTTCAAAAGCAAGCCAAAGTTCAGCCACCGGTCGCGGCAGCTCAATAGTTTCTAAATTAAAACCATATCCTATCGTAAGAACGCCAATCGAATCAATATATATATGCTCCCGGAAGCCTTCATGTTTTTTTAGTCTTTCTACAAAATTCATAATTCCTCTACTTTAAGTCGCCACCTAATCATCTCGCCCCAAACCAAATGCGTATCTGTCTGTGATTTAGGCAGTGTATTGGTCGATTCTACAATGCACGAAATAACGTTAAACTCTTGCAGGTTAAACGGTGTCGCCTTATTGGGAGGCCGCACGCGTATAATACCCTTAATCTGTCCTATAATATCGTATATGCCCGCTCGGCTGTATTCGGGCTGATCCGTCTGATCCCAAATCTTTGTAACAAAAGTATATTCACTTCCAAAACTCGTCTTATCACTATCATCAACTTCCGTCCAGCTGCCAAACATCACCTGCGGATATCCAGCATCATCATCGCCGCCTTCATCAATCACCGGCACGGCATCACCATTAATGCTTACATTGCCCGAAAGCATGGAATAGAAGGCACTATGTATCGCAAACCGTGCGTCTTTCATCTTTTAGCTCCTCCTTTAAGGATTTTCTTAATGCGCTTTATGTATTGAGGCCTTTCAGCTTCCCGTGCCGGATATAGAAACGGGTCTAACGATTCTATATCCGGAGCATAATCCACATTAGTTACAACAAGCGCCTCATTGCTTTTTGTTTTTTCATTCGTTGATCCATCAAAGACTTTTCCACTTTTATCGCTATAACTGAAACTTGTATCGTTTGAATTTGTAAACACGGGGTGAATACTTGCCCTCAATCGGCCCGTATCAACGCGAACGTTTCTTTTTGCCATACGCTCTATATTTATAGCTGCCTCATCGGTTGCATCTTCAAGCTTGTCAGAAATCGTTGGCGCGATCTTACCAAGGGCTCTTACAGCTTTTTTTATACCTGTTATTTTTATGCTCATGCCTTCGGGTTTTTGAAATGAACTTCATATTCAATAGGCAACTTCAAAATAACGTAATCCAAATCTTCACTGTTATTATGTTTTATATGTTCATATCTATAATCAGACAACTTCGATAGGTCTGTTACAACTTTTTTAATTCTATCATCATGAAGAAATCGTATGCTTATATGTGGATCCGGATGAAGCTTCATCCCTATATCCTGAACTTTCCATATTTCTATACCATCTACTGTAATCATAAGACCTCATGACTTGCTGCTATTTCAAAAAAGTAGTCCTGCTCATCGGCATCTATCACATAATGAATATTGTATTTGCGATCCTTAAAGAGGATCCTCGATTCGGCGTTTATCTCAAAATCCTGATAGCGCATCTCAATAATCGAATCAACCCTCGAATCCTGTGCATCTAATTTCAGCCGCTCATATCCTTTTATCGTGCGTATCTTAGCCCATAACTCGGCCGTATCTTCCCATTGGCCACCGCTACTGGTACCGCCGCCACCCAGCCCATCACCGCCGTCCGTCGATTCATCCGGCACGTAGTGCTGAAGCGTTACAAGGCAGTCAAACTGGCCTGTACTTTTTTTATGTGCTGCCGTTAATGCCATTTTCAATTAATTTTTCTACAATTAATGCTATCTCATGTTCTATCTGCTCGGCCTGCTGAGGCTTTACAATAGCGGCTATATCTGCTAATTTGCTTATCTCTGTAAGTAAGTCCGGTAATATCTTAATAGTCTCATCAACTTCAATGCCTACTTTCAGCGTTTTCATAGTGTGTAAGTCTTATGTTTGAGCCAATGAGATCGTGAGCCGTTCGGCATATGGTACACTTTCGCGTCCAGCGCCCAATCCTCACGGTCATTATAATTCGATGCTATCCATTTCAATAATCCGATCTTAAATTCATTGCCAATAGTGGTCGCAGTAAAAAGCCCGGTCTCATATTCAAAAGTTATAAGTCCCTGATAATCATAGTCAATACTGGCCGATTGCTCTTCAAAATCAACGGCCCCGCCATCCTCATCAGTTATACTTGTAATAGAATTTACAGGCCCCCACAAAGGATGAACCGTATTTGCATGCCCCGCCCCGCGGATCGTTGCCGTTATCGTTTGTGGCAGTATCACCTTCCCTGTAAGCGACTCAAAAGCCTCTTGCCCGGCCTTAATAAGTCCATCGAAAATGAGATCATCAACGGAGTAGCCAATCTTAGCGTACTGCTTGGCCTCTTGAATAGAAACCGTCAAGTCCGTTGTAGGAGTGTAGGTGGTAGATATGTGCCTTGCCAGGCTCCTACTTTGTATCATAAGGCTCTTTCAATTCTTTGGTATCATATTCATCTTTCAATTCTTTGAGAAGCTCCTTCTTATTCATCGTCGAATAGCCTTCCAGGCCTACCTTCTTTGCTATTTCATTAAGCTCTGCAACGGTTTTATCTTCTATACTCTTTTTGACCTCCACCTTTTCCGCTTGCCCTGCAGCAATAAGAGCCTCTGCGTATTTATCTCCTGCTTCAATGACATCGCCAGCGGCATTCATTTTACCACCATGATTTACTGAACGCTTTAGTTTTATCTTTTTCATATTCACCGGTTAGTTAATAATTCAGCCGGGAGCCGAAATGACTCCCGAATCAATTATCAGGTTGTTGAAGTAGCCGCGCTGTAGGTACCGCGAATAATGGCATTAGGACGCTCAATAACGAACACTTCGCGCATCTCAGCACGGATCGTTACGAGGTTCTTAATGAAATTATCTTGGTCTTCATAGGAGAAGTCTACCGTTACATTTTCACGCTGATAAATGGTTCCTGATTGCTGCCCGTCAAAGACGTAGAATACATCTTCGTCAATGTAGGTGCTCTCATTCATCAGCTGGCTAATCATGCTCCAGTTGGCGCCATTCATCAGATACCCGCCTTGACTATCGACGGTGTGATTAAACACAAACCCGGCTACAGGATTGACAAGTATCTGGTTTCCGTTATACTCGTTAAGCCGCAGTTGTGTGCGGGCATAATCAAGAATATCGAAGTAGTTGGCATCAGCCACCGCAATTCCCGTTCCACTCAATGCAGCCTGAAAGCTGGCAGAGTCAAAAGGTACATGAGTCTCGGTGTTGACAAGCCCTAAAAGCTCGTTATTGGCATTAGTACCTTTGATCAATTGTCGTGATTCCTCTCGGAAGAGTCCGTCACGAAAACGAACGCTAAGGTAGTTGCGCAGCATTGGCATGTCGGCCATAAGATCCTTGTGAAGACGCCCGGTGTGCGCAATCGTGCGTACAGGTCGCGTCTCCAAATCCCATGTAAGGGTAGATTCTGGCTTCGCAGTTGTTCCGTCCGAAGCTACAGCACCGGCTTGCATATCATAGCTGCTCTCAATGGGCCATTCCGTCTGGTTAGACGATAACGGGCTTACATTGAAGAAGTCCCGCAGCGGTCGCGCCTCAGGATCGTAAATTGGCATCTGTGAAGTGCGTTGCCGTGGAATAAGGAGTGGATCTCCCAACGAATCAACCGTGGTCATGGTTGCCTTAGCAAGGAATCCGGCATCCAGCTTAATGCTGGTACTTTTAGCCTTACTCTTATTCTGCATGTCCTTAAGCTGCTCTTCATTCTCTTGCAGGGCTTTGGCAAAATAATCCTGATTGCCCACGCCTGGCATACTCATCTTCTCCTGCTCGGTCTTCACTTTGTCAAGAGCGACATTGAAACCTTCAATATCTTCTTTCAGTGAAGCCTTTAGCTCATCAAACTTGGCATTTGTGCCTTCCAGTTTGTCATCTACGGCGCCTTTGGCCGCTTCAACAGCCGCCTCGGTCACCGCTTCAATTTTCTCATCAATTTGCTTGGCACGCTCTTTTACTTTGTCAAGCGCACTCTTTTCTTTTTTTTCATCTTTCATGATTGTATATGATTTAATAGTGTTAATTCTAATTCGCCAGGTTGGTGCGCTGTGGCGGCCTCGCTGGTTACCGGTGCGGCTTGATTATCATCAAGTGCAATTAGATGCTTCTCAATCTCTTTTAGGCGCTGATCTGAATAATCGAGATCATAGGCCTGTGTAATAATTTGTATCAATTTCTGTTTTTGGTCTTCACTCTTAAAGGTCTGTACTGTTGATAGGGCATTAGCACCCCAGCTTGATAGGAAGGAATATTCGCGCAGTTTCCATTGCACCACCTTGCGCTGATCTTCATCATCGCGCTCAACCGGGATAACTCCTACTGATAGATCGGCGTTAAGGTCATTTTCTAAGAATAGCTTAATGTCGGTAAACATATCACGGCTTACATCTTTCTGCATATTGAACTGCGTTACCGTACGTAGCCCGAATGAATCAGCAGCATCTAATTCAAGTGGAACGCCCAATGTCGTGTAGCGGTCGTGGTCTTTAAATACGCGAATGCGTTTACGCTGCTCTTGTACCGTCTTTTTGAAGGACCCGGGCGTAGAAATATCGCCGTCGGCATCCTCATTGCCGTAGGCATTAGCATAGGCTTCAACAATGCCCTTTTCAGAATTTAAGTCTTTGACCTGCTGGCTTGTCTGCTTGTGTAGCATATGTGAGGATTG